CACCAAACGCATGGTCTACCAGCCAACAGGAAGCATTTATCAGGTGCTGTCCTCGGAGGTGGCCACCAAGCACGGCCTGAACGTCAGCGCCTGCATCTTTGATGAGCTTCATACCCAGCCTACCCGCGCCTTGTATGATGTCATGACCCAGGGCAGCGGCGATGCCCGGAAGCAGCCGCTATGGTTCCTGCTGACGACGGCGGGCACCGACCGGAACAGCATCTGCTGGGAGGTTCATCAAAAAGCCCTGGACATCATCGAAGGCCGGAAGGATGATCCTCGCTTCTACCCCGTGCTCTACGGCCTGCCGGATGACGCCGACTGGACGGATGAGCGAAACTGGTATAAGGCAAACCCCTCGCTGGATCAGACGATCTCCATCGACAAGGTGCGGGACGCTTTCAGAAAGGCCCAGGAGACACCCGCTGATGAGAACATGTTCCGTCAGCTGCGCCTGAATCAATGGGTCAAGCAGAGCATCCGCTGGATGCCCATGGACAAGTGGGATGAATGCGGCGGCGCTGTCAATGAGTATGAACTGGAAGGCCGCGCCTGCTATGCCGGGCTTGACCTTTCCAGCACCAGCGACCTGACGGCCATGGTGCTGGTGTTCCCGCCGAGGGATGATGAAGAGCAGTATATTGTGCTGCCGTACTTCTGGCTCCCCGAGGACACCATGCAGCTGCGCGTCCGGCGCGATCATGTGATGTACGACAAATGGGAGCGGCAGGGCTTCATCCATACGACCGAGGGCAACGTAGTGCATTACGGCTTTATCGAGCAGTTCATCACAAAGCTGGGCGAACGGTTCAACATCCGGGAAATCGCCTATGACCGATGGAATGCCACCATGATGGTGCAGACCCTGGAGGACGACGGCTTCAACATGGTGCCCTTTGGGCAGGGCTTCCGGGATATGTCGCCGCCGACCAAGGAACTGATGCGCATCGTGCTGGAGCGGAAGCTGAATCACGGCGGACACCCGGTGCTCCGTTGGAATATGGACAACGCCTTCGTGCGCACCGACCCCGCTGGGAACCTGAAAATCGACAAAGAAAAATCCACGGAGAAGGTGGACGGCGCGGTTGCACTGGTCATGGCGCTGGACAGGGCCATGAAGAACCAGGGCGGCGAATCCGTCTATGATACCCGCGGACTTTTGATTATCTGATGGAGGTGCCAAATGCCCCAAAAACCAAGAAGGCCCTGCCGCTATCCCGGATGTCCGGGCTTCTGCGAACAGGGTCAGGTGTTCTGTAAGGATCATATGGAGTGGAGCGGCGACAGGCTTCGCGGCGGTGCTGATGCCCGTGGGTACGACAGCCGCTGGCGTAAGGCCCGCGCTCTTTTCCTGAAGCAGCATCCGCTGTGCGCCTTCTGCCAGGCGGAGGGCAAGATTGTGCCCGCGACGGTGGTCGATCACATTATTCCGCACCGGGGCGACCAGCGGCTTTTCTGGGATCAGACGAACTGGGAGCCGCTCTGCAAGGGATGCCATGACAAGAAAACGGGCTCCGGCCTATAAGATTGGAGGACAACATGAAGAATCCTTTTTCCGGTCTCTTCCGTGCGCGGGACAAGCCCCGTGACAGTGTCAGCGCCGCTCCGGTGTTCTACTTCGGCACCAGCGGCGCAGGCAAATCCGTCACCGCCCAGACGGCCATTCAGCTTTCCACGGTGTACGCATGCGTCCGGGTAATCTCGGAAACGGTGGCCAGCCTGCCGCTGGGTGTGTATGAGGCGACGGATGACGGCAACCTGAAAGCCGGAGACCACCCTCTGTACCATCTGCTCCATGATGAGCCGAATGCGGAAATGACCTCCTTCGTTTTCAGGGAGGTCATGCTGGCGCACCTACTTCTCTACGGAAACAGCTACAGCCAGATTATTCGCAGCGGAAAGAATACGGTGGTCGGCCTGTATCCGCTGCTCCCGGATCACATGGATGTGGATCGGGACAGCAAGGGCAACCTGACGTACACCTACACCACCAGCGACGGTAAGACCGTGGTGATCAAGCCGCAGGACATTCTGCACATCCCCGGTCTGGGCTTCGACGGCATTATCGGCTACAGTCCCATTGCTTTGGAGAAAAACGCCATCGGCCTCGGCATCGCGTCCGAGGAATATGGCAGCAAGTTCTTCTCCAACGGTGCCCGGCCTTCCGGCATTCTGACGCACCCGAACACAGTGAAGAATCCGAAGGCCGTCCGGGAAAGTTGGAATTCAGCCTATGGCGGCTCTTCCAATTCCAACCGTGTGGCGATCCTTGAAGAGGGCATGACCTTCACGCCCCTGAGCATTCCGAATAACGAGGCACAGTTCCTTGAAACGAGGAAGTTCCAGGTGGATGAGATCTGCCGCATCTTCCGGGTGCCGCCTCATCTGGTTGGCAACCTTGAGCACGCTACTTTCTCGAACATTGAGCACCAGAGCATCGACTTTGCCGTGCACACCATCCGGCCATGGCTCGTCCGAATTGAACAGTCCATGAACCGCGCTCTCTTCACCGATCAGGAGAAGGGGCGCTTTTATGTGCAGTTCAACATCGACGGGCTGATGCGCGGCGACTACAAATCCCGAATGGAGGGCTATGCAATTGCCCGCCAGAACGGCTGGATGAGCGCCAACGACATCCGGGCGCTGGAGAACCAGAACCCGATCCCGAAGGATGAAGGCGGCGACGCTTACCTGGTCAACGGCAACATGATCCCCATTACAACCGCCATGAAGGCACAGGCCCCGGCTGAACCGACGCAGACAGCCGAGCAGCGCTCCCGTGAAAGGAAGTGATCCCCATGCGTCATTTCTGGAACTGGGTCAAAAACGATGATGAGACCCGCACCCTTTATCTGGAAGGCGTGATCGCTGAGGAGAGCTGGTTTGCGGACGACGTGACTCCGGCCATGTTCAAGGAGGAGCTTTTCTCCGGTGACGGCCCGATCACGCTCCACATCAACAGCCCCGGCGGCGACTGCATCGCGGCCAGCCAAATCTACACCTTGCTCATGGATTATCCCCACGATGTCACCGTGCAGATTGACGGCATGGCGGCGAGCGCCGCCAGCGTGATTGCCATGGCGGGTACACATGTCCGCATGAGCCCCAACAGCATGATGATGATCCACAATCCCTTCACCGCAGCCATGGGCGATTCCGATGAAATGCGTAAAGCCATCCAGCTGCTGGATGAGGTGAAAGAGAGCATCATCAACGCCTACCAGATCAAGACTGGTCAGTCCCGTACCAAACTGAGCCATCTCATGGACAGCGAAACGTGGATGAACGCCTGGAAAGCCAAGGAACTCGGTTTCTGTGACGAGGTCATGTTCGCCGAGGGCGATGCGCAGCCTGACACCCAAAACGTGTCGGGCTTTTCTTTTGCCCGGAAGACGGCTGCGGCCTGCCTCATGAACCGCGTGATGGCTTCCGTTCCCAAGCCTGAGCCTGAAAAGGCCCCGGTCGATGAAAACCGTGTACCTGCTGCGGAAGCGGAAGCCCGCCTGCAGCGCACCAAGTACCTTTGAGGAGGATGATCATTATGAATGAACTCATGAACCTGCGCGACAAGCGCGTACAGACCTGGAACGCCGCCAAAGCTTTTCTGGAAAGCCATCGCGGCACGGACGGCACCCTGTCCGCAGAGGACGACGCCATCTTCAACAAGATGATGGATGAAGTGGACAAGCTCGGCAAGGAGGTTATGCGGCTGGAGAAGCTGGAAGCCCTCGATGTGGAGATGTCCAAGGCCACCAGCAAGCCGCTGGCTTCCGCGCCTGTTACCCGGCTGGAGGAGGAAGCTCCCGTCAGCAAGACCGGACGCGGTACCAAGGACTACACCAAGAACTTCTGGAACGTGATGCGCTCCAAGTCCGTGTCCCATGAAGTGCTGAACGCCCTGCAGGTCGGCACTGACACTGAGGGCGGCTATCTCGTTCCTGACGAGTACGAGCGCACCCTGATCGAAGCCCTGGAAGACCAGAACATCTTCCGTCAGCTGGCCCATGTGATCCACACCTCTTCCGGTGAGCGGAAGATCCCCGTGGTCGCGTCCAAGGGCACCGCAAGCTGGATCGATGAGGAAGCCGCCTATCCCGAGAGCGACGATTCCTTCGGTCAGGTTTCCATCGGCGCGTATAAGCTGGCCACCATGATCAAGATCAGCGAGGAGCTTCTGAACGACTCCGTCTTCGACATGCCCAGCTATATCGCTAAGGAGTTTGCCCGCCGGATCGGCGCTGCCGAGGAGGAAGCCTTCTTCACCGGGAACGGCACCGGACGTCCTCTGGGCATCCTGGCCGCGACGGGCGGTGCCGGGGTTGGCGTGACTGCCGCGAAGGCAGATGCCGTGACCTTCGATGAGGTGATGGATCTGTTCTACAGCCTGCGGGCTCCTTACCGCCGCAATTCCGTGTTCATCATGAACGACAGCACCGTCAAGGCGCTGCGGAAGCTGAAGGACGGCCAGGGCCAGTACCTGTGGCAGCCCGCTGTCACCGCTGCGACTCCGGATACCATCCTGAACCGCCCGGTGTACACCTCTACCTTCATGCCCACCCTGGCGACCGGGAACAAGACCATCCTGTTCGGCGACCTGGGCTACTACTGGGTGGCTGACCGTGAAGGCCGCTCCTTCAAGCGCCTGAACGAGCTCTATGCTCCCACGGGCCAGGTTGGCTTCCTTGCTTCCCAGCGTGTCGACGGCAAGCTGATCCTGCCGGAGGCCGTGAAGGTGCTCCAGCAGGCGTAAGCCGTGATCCAGGGAGCCGTCTGATGCCGGGCGGCTCCCTTTGATAAGGAGGAATGACGTATGGCGAACACTTACAACACCAAGAACTACTTTGCTCATGGCGGCGAACAGCTGGTGATCGGCGGCAAGCTGACCTTTCTGGATGGCGCGGAGGTCGAGAATTTTCCCGGCAGCGCCAGCGGAAACGCGGCTTCCGGTACCGCTCCTTATGTGGCTGACAGCGAGGCGACCACCGTAGCCAACCTGAAGAATGACTTCAACGCCCTGCTGGTCGCGCTGCGCACCGCCGGAGTGCTGTCCGCGACAGCGCCTGCCGCGACGGAGCCTGAAACCACTGACCCTGAAACGCCTGCCGAGGGAACTGAGGGCGGTGGTTCCTGATGATCGTCACGGTCGATGAGGTCAAAACCCATCTGCGCATCCAGCACGATGAGGAGGATGACTACATCGAAAGCCTGATCAAGCAGGCGCAGACCGCCGCTGAGGATTACTGCCGGGTTTCCTTTGAGGAACCTGACGAGGATGGAAATGTGCCGGAAGCACCGGAACCCGTCCGGCTGGCGGTCATCCTCATGACCAGCTTCTACTATGAAAACCGGGACATCCCGGACATGACCACCTACAAGGCCACCCGGATGGCCTTCGACAGTCTGCTGTATCCGTACCGCGATCCGGAAAAGATGTTCTGAGGAGGCGATGACCTGTGCGCGGTTATAAAAACTTCGACAGCGATCCGCATCCCGGAGACCTGCGTCACATGATCGAGATCGGATACACCGAGAACCAGATCAATGAAAATGGCTATCCGGAACCTACGGATGTAGTGGTATGCCGCGTATGGGCCGCTGTGACGGACGCCGGAAACCAGCACTACCGCAGCGCGGACGTCATGAACACTGAGGCCGTCATCAACTTCACCATCCGGTACCGGGAAGACATCAAGCCCGGCATGTGGGTGCGCTTTCAGGGAGATAAATGGAACATCTCCACTCTGGGCGAGTACAGCTTCAAGCGCACCTATCTGGGCCTGAAGGCTTCTATTGCCAAGGGGGTGAGCGGATGAAGCAGGTCAACGCGGCGCTCAAGGATATCGGCATCCCGGTTTACGCAGGCGTCTGGCGGGCCACTTCGCCCAACCAGAATCCGCCCGTGCAGTATTGCGTCTATTCCACGACCACCACGGAAGCCAGCCATCATGACGATCATGTGACCAGCCTGCGCACCTATGTGTACCTGAACCTGTGGAGCGATATCGACCCGACCGACATGGCGGATACGATCCGGCAGGCCATGTACGCCTACGGCTTCACCATGGTGGAGGAATCCGACAAGGGCTACAACCAGCCCGCCTACGACACGGCCACCCGGCAGTACACGGTGCAGTGGACATGGTGCTGGAGGGAGGATGTGGACTATGGCAATTGAACTGAGGGGCTTTGATGATCTCCAGAACGACATGGTGAACATGGCCTATGCGCTGGATCAGGGGCCGGGAGTGAACCGTGCCCTGAAGGCGGGCGCTGTGCCCATTGAGGAGCAGATGCTCCACAACGCCAGCACCGACCCGAAGATCATCACGGATGCCCTGCACTCATCCATCCATACGGGCAAGGTCAAACAGAAGCGCGGAGGCGGCAAGCAGATCACCATCGGTGTCCATCACTCCGAGAACGGCGCATATTACGCCAACCCTGTGGAGTTTGGACACGGCGGGCCTGCTCCGGCCCCCGCGCATCCTTTTGTGCGGCCTGCCTTCGACACCCGGGCCGATGAGGCCTTTTCCGAAATCAAGCGCGTCCTGCGGGACGAGCTCAAGAACCGATGAATTGGAGGTAAATCATTATGGCTAATACTCCTGCCGCTTCTCCGACCGTATCTTCCACGGTTGGTCTGAAGAACATGGTGATCGCCCCTCTGGAGGTCGACACCGAGGAAACCCTGACCTATGGCGATCTGCAGCTGGTTGCTGGCGCGATTGAAGCCAGCATCACCCCTGAGAACGCCGACCCGGACATCCAGTACGCCGACGATATCGAATTCGATGTGCTGTATCCCGATCCTGAGCTCACCTTCACCACGAAGATGGCGGACATTCCGCTGGCCATCCAGGAGAAGATTTTCGGCAATCAGATCGACGACAACGGTGTCCTGATCCGCTCTTCCACGGACAAGCCCCCGTACTTCGCCGTGGGCTTCAAGAGCGAGAAGTCCAACCACAAGTTCCGCTATGTGTGGCTGTACAAGGTGCGGGCCAAGCCCCTGACCGAGAACTACGCCACCAAGGAAGGCACCACCATCACCCGCCAGACGGGCGACGTGGAATGGACTGCCATCAAGCGCACCAATGACGGGCGCTACCAGGCGGTCGCCGACGAGGGCGAGAACGGCTTCACGGCTGAGAAGGGTGAAACCTTCCTGCAGTCCGTGTACACGCCTGTGATCACGCCCACCCCGTAATCATCACCCCGCTGCCGCATGGCCATGACGCTGTGCGGCAGCTACTTTTGAAGTTTTGGAGGTAAGAATATGATCACCTGTACGCTCGGTGAAAAGAAATACACTGTAGACTTCGTTTCCGGCAGGGCCCTGCGCGAAATGGAGCCCGCTTCCAAAATGTACGGCAGGCTGGTGCGCCTGTCCCAGGACGCGACTGAGGGCAAGG